TGGCAAAATTACGAAGATTATATTAAAACTTTAACTTAGGAGTATTTTATGAAAGCTCAAATAGTAGAATTGAACAATTTAAATGATTTTTTGAAAGATAAGGAAATAAGTGGTATAGAAACGTTACCAACTAAAATCAATAAGGATATCTATGTAGTTTATTATTCAGATATTAAAACCAAAAAGGTTAAATAATATATGAAGACTGGTGATAAATTTTATCATCAAGGTGAATATATTGTTGAAAATAAAGATAAATATATTGGTGAAAAAAATCCAAAATATAGAAGTTCGTGGGAAAGTAAGTTTGCTTATTGGTGTGATCATGCAACTAATGTATTGAGATGGTCTTATGAGTGTTTTGAGATACCTTATTTTAGTCCAATTGATAATAAGGTACATAGATATTTTCCCGATTTTTATATGGAATTGAAGAATAATGATGATAATATTATTAAATATATTGTTGAAGTAAAGCCTTATAATTCAACTATACCTCCGAAAAAACCTAAGAGAATGGGAAAATCATTCCTATATGAAGCTAAAAATTATATTGTCAATAAATGCAAATGGGACTCCGCTATCAAATTTTGTGCTTCAAAAGGATACGTTTTTAAATTGATAACTGAAAATGATTTATTTATACAATGAGGAAATGAATATGAAAGATAATTTTTTTAAAACAAGTTTAGCTTACGAGAATTGGCAAAAAAAATATCAGTTCGGTAATGAAACTCCGCTTGATACATTTAAAAGAGTTGCTAAATCTCTGGCATCCGTTGAAAAAGAACCTAATAAATGGGAAGATAAGTTTTTAAAAACATTAGTCAAATTTGATGAAAATGAAAATCCTATAGGATTGAAATGTACTCCTGGAGGAAGAATAACAGCTAATGCAGGAACGACTTATGGTAAAGCTACATTATTTAATTGTTTTATAAACGGACCCGTACGTGATGCTAAAATAGAATATACTCGAAAAACAAATGATATCCAATATAAAGTTAAAATGGAAACTTCTGATAATCCGGATGAATTAATTAATATTTTCCTAACAATTTTAGAACAAGCTAAAACTTTAGCTTCTGAAGGCGGTTATGGAATTAATTTTGGATTTATTCGTCCAAGAGGATCGATTATTAAAGGAACTGGCATTCGCCATCCTGGAGTAGTTTCATATATGAATATATGGGATTCAGTATCCGAATGTATAGTTAAAGGCGATAACGATGGATATGTTGATACTTTAAAGAACCATTTAACAGATAAACAAATAGTTGAATTAAAAAGTATTGTTAAAAAACAAACTCGAAAAGGCGCTATGTTAGGATGTTTACCAGTATGGCATCCAGATATTGAAGAATTTATTAGAGCTAAACAAGAATCAGGTAAACTCACGAAATTTAATATTAGTGTTTTGATAGATGACGCTTTTATGATTGCTGTTGAAAAAGACGATTTTTATAATTTACACTTTAATGACATTGTAGTTAAAAAAATTAAAGCTAGACAATTATATGATTTAATTATGAAGTCGACTTATAATCGTGCTGAACCCGGAGTTCTTTTTTATGATAATATGAAAAAGAATAATCCTATTGAATATTTAGGGTCTTGTAATACAGTTAACCCATGTATTGCCGAAGGTACTTTAGTTACCACTAAGAATGGATTGAAGAGAGTAGAAGATATCAAGGTTGGATATGAAATACAAACAAGTTTAGGATTTGGTAAAGTTAAAGATATAGAAGTTCATGAAAACGAAGATATTTACAGAGTATATTTTAGTGATGGATTTTATCAAGATGTGACTAAAGGTCATATATTTTATACTCAAAAAATTAATAATGAAAGTCGAAAAAAATGGAGAAATGATATTAGATTGCAAGATATTAATGAAAATGAATATTATGTTAAAAAAGAAAAATATAAATTTGATATAAATTATAATAATTTAAGTCGAGACGATGGATTATTAATAGGTTTATATTTTGGTGATGGAAGTTATTCTAATTATAGTTGTTTTAATATTAGTGTAAATTCGACTGAAAATAACGATTATATTAAAGATTTATATAATAGATTAAATTTTAAATTGAGAATAGATGAAGCTGAAGGAAATTGTCAAAGATATTATGCTACATATGATACTAATAATTATTTGAAATGGCTTTTTAATAAACTTGAAATTAATCCTAATGATAAATTTAATATTAAAATAGAGAATTTTATAAACACTAATAAAAATTTTATTAGTGGATTAATAGATGGATTAATTTCGTCTGATGGTAATATAGATAATGAATCAAGATATCCTTTAGTTAGATTCAAAAATGTATCTCATAAACTACATGAATTGGTTTATCATTTAATGTTAATTGTTGGATCCGATTATAAACTTTATCGATCTGGTAAAAAAGGAGAAACATCCGTAATTTATAATAGAATAGTAGAGAGAAATCAAGATATCTATGACGGAATAATAACAAACGATTCTATTTATAATATGTATAATTATATTGGTTTTTTAAGTCATTCTAATAAAAATGAAAAATTGGTAAATATTATTAAATTTACATCATTAACAGGATGTAAATGGAAATCCAAGATTATTAAAATAGAAAAAATAGGAAATGGTAAAGTTTACGATTTACATGAAGAAAACGCAGATGATTGGAACTGTTGTGGTTATGTTAGTCGAGGTTGTGGCGAGATCCCTGGAAACCCTTATTTAACTACTGTATGTTTATTAGGATCAATTAATTTACCAATGTATGTTTCTAAAGATAGAGTATTTGATTTGGAACAGTATAAAAATGATATAATAATGTTCACTAGAATGTTAGATAATGTTTGTGATATATCAAATTTGCCTTTACCTTCATATGAATGGGCGGTTAAAAACAATCGTCAGTTTGGTATGGGGTTAAATGGAGTAGGGTCAGCTTTAATGATGTTAGGTATTAAGTATAATTCAAAAGAAGGCATTGATTTTGTTAAAAAACTCTGTCAGTTAAAAGAAAATATTACTTGGACAACTTCAGCTTTATTAGCTAATGAAAAAGGAGTTTTTCCTTTATATGATAAAGAAAAGTTTATCAATACTGAATATTTCAAGTCTGATAGAATCACTAAAGAAACAAAAGATATTATTAAAAAGTATGGAGTTCGAAACGCTAAAACTTCGACTAATCCCCCGCTCGGAAACTCGTCAGTAGTTTGTGATAATGTATCAAATGCTATTGAACCAGTTTTTCAATTAGAATATGAAAGAAAAGTGATATGCGATTGGCCAGAAGGATTAAATTCTGTTAATGTTAAATCGATATTAACTGAAAAGAAAGAAAAAGATTTTACATGTTGGAGAGGCGAATATAATAATAAAAAATATTATTACGAACCACATAATCGCGGTCTTTGTGAAATTCATATAATTAGAGATTATGGATATCAATGGATTTTAGACAATAATTATCCGAAAGATCATGAATCTATTGTAACTACTAAAGATTTAGAAGTTGAAGATCATTTAAATATACAAGAAGTTGTGCAATATTATTGTAATCAATCTGTTTCAAAGACTTGTAATTTACCTAATAACTATTCTTTCCCTAAGTTTAAAAATTTGTATATGGAAGCATGGAAAAAAGGATTGAATGGATTTACAACTTATCGAGAAGGTTCTATGGAATCTGTTTTAGGATCATTAGAAACTGCTGATAAAGATAAAGAAATTATTAAAAAGGATATTAAACTTCCTGAGAAATTTATTAATGGAACGACAACGACTATTAAAAGAGAAGGAATGAAATTTTATATTCATTTCAGTTATCTTCCTGATGATTTAAATATGAAATATCCAGTCGCAATGTGGATATATACAAATTCTAAAGGTGAAGCATTAGCATGTAATAGAGCTTGTAAATCATTGGCTAAATTAGCTTTAGAAGTTGGCATTGATCAAAAAATTATTGATACGACTTGGGATAAAGCTTTAGGCGATTTGCCAAATAATAGATTAGCAAGATTTATATCTCTTAATTTACGACATAACGTTCCAAGAGAAGATATATTAGTTTCTTTAACTCATTTAGAAGGTGATAATATTTCCAGTCTTTTAACTGCTGTTAGAAAGTTTATTGGACAAACAATTGCTGACGGAAAAGAAATTGTCGGAATGACTTGTCCAAATTGTAAATCGACTTTAAAAATGGAATCAGGTTGTTTTGTGTGTCGTGACTGTGGATACGCCGGATGTGCCTAAAGTTTTATAGATTATTCTTGACAATGTAAAAATAAAATGTTATCTTAAATAAAAAGGAGAAAATTATGATTAAATTTATTAAAACATGTGACGGAACTGAGTTCGAAAAAAGTAACGTCGAAATGACTATGGAATCAAATGAACTAACTCTTGATGAAATCTTTACAGAATTTCAAGGATTCCTTCAAGCATGTGGGTTTGGATTTAAACTCAACGAACATATTGATGTCGTTGATGATGGAGATGAAGATGGAAATTATGATGCAGATGATGACGATGATTGTGAAGGAGAATGCGAAAATTGTGAAAACTTAGCTGATTGTGAAGCACAATTTGGGGACGATGACGATCTGAACGACGATTGTGATGGAGAATGTGAAGGTTGCGATTATTTATCTGAATGCGATGAAGAATT